GTAGAGCACGAAGCTCCTTGGGAATCATCACGATCTCCAAGCGCCGCTCGCGAATACCTAGGGAGAGAAATTCAACCTAGGCTGCAGGCGGTGAGGGACTCTAGCACTCCATCATTTCGAAGAAGTGCCACCACGATTAGGATCAAGCAAAAGATATCCGATTTTCGAAATCGTCTATCTCGCAAGATCCGAATCAGTAAACCAGTCTCTAAGGCTTTCACCTTAGAAAGCGATCTGCTGACTCTTCACGTGGCTCTTGAACGATGCGGACGCCAAGAAGGCGCCCATGTCGTTGAGCAGTGTGTCGACGTTAGCAGCGGTGTACCCGACAGGGACAGACACCTGAATGTCCACGATCGCATCACCCGTAGGGGTGAGCGCGCCCGTGAGCGTCAGGGTCCTCGTCAGTTTCGCCGAGGTGCGACCTACGCCAGAGAAGATCGCGGTCGGCTTGGGAGCCGTCCGTGAGAGCTTCACATCGTCTTTGATCGTAACGGTTTTCGCCGCTCCGATATAGCCGATGGCGTTGACTCCGAAGGAGTCGCCTGTGTAGGTGCCCGCGTTGACAGTGAGTGACATGGAAGAACATCTCCCGTGTTTTGCAGAGGATTACTCCTCCACACATTGCGACTTAGGGAAATCCTAAGCCGGTAAAGCAGCGCCTTAACGACGCTGTGAAAAGACGCGATTCATCCGCTGCACAATAAGTGAGACGGCATCCGCCAACCGAGTCGCATCGTCGAACTGAAAATCCGACTTAACGACAAGAGAAGGCGGGAGTAAACGCGTCCGGGTCTTCGTAGTCATCCGGGAAATACACATCCCTGACGGCTGTCGAAGGATATTGTAAGTAGGTCTAACCACCGAAAGCGGTGACCAGACGTTTGTCACAATACGACTTGTCGTGAGACAAGACCCTAACTGTTTTACACCGGGAAGAGGTACGAGAGCCTTGAGGAAATCCCCAAAGTTCCCGAACCAGTCAGCAACGAACGAGTATGGTATAAGCTCCCAAGGGAGCGTAACCAAACCCTTAGTGGAAAAACCTATATTTTCATACAGGTCAACCACATACTCGTCTAGGGACATAGCACGCACCACGACTTCATCGGTCTTTTGTATACCGTAAGTCAAGGTATATGCCGGTGTCCCATAGGACAAGGTCATCACATCATTCCGATATCTGGCAAGATTACCAGAGGCACGGGTGGTGCGACGGACTTCGCCGACTTTCTTCTTTAACCCTTGTATAACCGCTCCTATATCGCGAACAACCGGCATGACGCCGTAGCGATACGTGAGCCAGACATCAGCAGCTGCCCCTACTCGACCCCCCAAACGTTCTGCTCGCGAGAGCAGACGCTGAAGGGAATCAAGAGGGCGTCTGATTAGTCTGAGTGTAGAGCGTATCTCGGCCAGTGATTCGTATAAATTCGAATCACTGAGTCCGCGACGCGCTAGACACCTGGTGGATACCTCCTTTTGCAACTCCTGCACATCAGATACAGAATGTACATTTGTCACATTTAGAGGTTCACTGACAGTGCCGGGCCTTATTCGATTCGCGAACCACGGACCATCATATTTGGCGGCGAACCTTCGTCCGACGCCAGAACATGTGATCGTCGTAGCATCGCGCTCGACCTCGGGCCCCGCACCTACAGTGGCCAAGTCGCTCTCCCATTTCCAATAACTCATATCAGTAAACACGGTTTTGCCGTGCCGCTGAAGAGTCTTGAAATTGGGGGTTACCGTATCGTCCATCTGCTCTTTCGAGCCGATAGCGAAGGTATCATAAGTACCGACTTGCGTGTAATTAACTTGCGCGCAAGTCTGCCACTTAAAATACTCAAGCAAGAGGTCAGTGGAGGGTTTGAATTCTCCTCTGACACGCCTACGGGCGAACGACATGGTATCACTCCAAGAGGGTGACTGCTGTTTAGGCAGAGATGAGTGGGTCACGATACGTCAGCTTCACCCGTGAGGGCGGCTGATTTCTCGTAGTCACCACAATGGCACAATTCACACTGCGCCATCATGAGCGGGGGCCCGACC